GATCCATACCAAAACATGGAAGATTACTGCCTGTTTTAGGATAGATGATGTTGTTGTATATGCTAGACTTTTCATTCCAGATCTCCACTACTCTTGACTTTATTATGTAGTCGTGTTTGTATATTTTTGCAGAAAGAATAGTACCCTTGGCCTCCCAATCTGCCCAAGGATAAGCAAACTGGAGATCAAAGGTACTGTCTAGTATTTTTTTGTAATTACCCCAAAGATTCATCTGTTCAAAAATAAAATAAGACCACGAATAAACATGAGTCCAAATATGACTAGATAAACCCACAGCACTGTCATACTAATTCGGTTTTCTAGATTGCCCCTCATGAAACCTTTATAAGGTTGTTCCTCATAAAGGTCATAATACTTTTTATACTGTTTCATCAGACTCTTTGTCAAAATCTACATCTGCATCTACTTTATCATACAATTCCATAAATGATTGCTTTGTTTCATCATCGAAACGATTGACACAGTTTTGAATTGCTTTTGCTTTATCTTTGAAGATAGAGTATGCACGAATGATGTGAACAAGTCTACGAGTACTTACGATCTCTTCGATACCACCATCATAGAATGTACGACGGATGATGTCCGCCCAGTCTACAAGTTTCTTAATGAATCCATCATCATGGACACCAACACTTGCAGAGTGAAGACGCAACATCTTCTCTTCAATCTTAACATGAGGATATGATTGCTCAAAGGTCACAGGGAATCTCTCAAGGAATGCTTCGTTCAATACATTAGTACCGATGAATCTACCATCCTCAGATCCTTTACCTTTAGTATTTGCAGTCGCAATTATATTGAATCCTGCAGCAGGTTTTACCCACTTTCCTATCTTCTTCAAGAAGACACCTTTGCCTTCAAGAATAGATTGTAAACATAGTATCTTGTTAGATGCTAAATCGATCTCATCTAAAAGGAGTATAGCTCCCCTCTCCAAAGATTCGATAACTGGCCCATTGTGCCAAACAGTGTTGCCATCAACAAGACGAAACCCACCAATAAGATCGTCTTCATCTGTCTCTATAGTAATGTTAACTCTAATTAACTCTCTATTTAGTTGGGCACATGCCTGTTCAACAGAAAATGTTTTACCATTACCTGACAATCCAGTAATGAATGTAGGATAGAATAATCTAGATTGAATAATCCTTTTAACATCAGCAAATGGGCCAAACTTTACAAATGTCTCATCCTTCTCAGGAACTAAGTTTTGTGCAAGTGGTGCTACAACTGCAGGTGCTGCTGCAGGTGCTACAAATGCTGCTTCAATATCTTCTACGACTTGTTGTGTAACTTCAAGATTCCACTTACCTTTTGTTACTTTAAATTCTTTGAGTTTTTTAGTGACTGTCTGATATGTAATATCATTCATTGCACAGAAAGCACGAACTTCTGGTGTGGTAAACTCTGTACCGTATTGTGATTTTAGACCGTCAATGATTTCTTCGCGAGTCATTTTGATTTCAAACATGATGTAAAAGGGGTTTCTTTGTTATGTACTTATTATAGTCGATAACAATACCCTTACAACAAAAAGTGGACAGTTTGTTGACTGTCCACTATTTATTAGGCAACCATCTCAATAAACTTACTCAGAATCTTTTTATTCATCTTCTTGTTTTTAAGACTCTTCTTAAAAGCACTCCTGATCTGTGCTTTAGTTGCATCTCCTTGAACCTCAAACTCAGACTCATTTCCAAGTGCCGATGCAGATATTCCAAGATATACTTTGTAACCTACATCTTCCATGATGAGAGTCCTAGTTCTTTTCCATGATTCTAGAAGTTTCTCAACTTTAGGATCGTTGTAATCATCACTATTCTGTTGAACAAAATACTTAGCATCTCTTCCTTCCATAACTCGAATACCAACAAAATTTACATTTGGTAATTCGTCTGAAATATTACGAAGTAACATCTTAGTGTAGTCATGATACTGATATCCACAAGTATATGTCTTACCAGTTTTACGATTACGAAGAACACATCCCTCATTGAAACCACCAGTACCAAAATATTTTTCTCCTGCAAATCTAGTAACTGTTCTATGATAATCAAGTTGATATCCTTCACCATCAGTTAGAATCACACAGTTTACTTTCTCGACTTTGTTGTTTACTTTGAACTGAGGAATAAGTTTATGTAAAGCCACTATTGTCTCATTTAATGGTGTTCCAGATAATGACATTCCATAAGGTGTAACATCTCTACCATGATAGTTTCTCATTGAACTTACAATACGAAATATATTGTATAGTTGGTCATTAAGTTCTCTTGCACGAACTTTACTAGAAAAAAGATTCATCAAAGAAAACTTATTGTCAACACGAATCATATTATCCTTCGCATCATACAACTCAGGAAACTCATTTAAGTCGTTAGTATTTGGGAAACATGTAGTGAAAGCATAAACTTCAAATGGAATTTGAACTTTCTTACAGAACCAAATTAAATTGTATAACTGCTTGATAGTATCCATCATTACATTCGCCATTGAACCAGACCAATCAAGAATGAATACAAGACCATGATTCTTACCTTCTGGAATTACAGATACCTTTTTGAATAAGTCTTCGTTGTACTTATAAGTATGTAACTTAGTTGTATCAAGAATACCAGTACGACTTACAGTAGCACGAGCATATGCAGATGCTGACTTCTTACACTCAAACTCTTTGACAAGATAGTTGACTTCCTTTTGTGCAGACTTCTTGAACTTATTATAATCCTCTTCTGTATCCTTTAAGAATTTATCAAGAGAACTATCATATAAAGATCCTCTGAATCTAGGGTCATATGAATTAAATCTATCAGATTCTTTTTTTAGTTGTTCAGCAACATCAATCATTTTTTCTGCACAAAGTTCATGTATCTTTTTGTTTGCGATAATAACTTTGTCGATATCAAGATCAGGTAACTCAAGATATACATTCTCTCTACCACCTTCGTTTGTAAGATTCTTAAGTGACTCTTCAAGACTCTCAACTGTCTCCGCAGATACTTCTTCAACACCTGTATCTCCACCTACATGATTATCAACTTTGATTTCAATCTCAGTTTCTTCCTGTGTTTCACCATCGTCATCTGCATCCTCATCAGATTCGTCTGATTGACTCATTGGCATTTGCATGCCTTCACCATCTTCATCACCATCCATTTCAAGATCAAAATCCATATCAAGATCTTCTACCTTCTCCTGCTCTTTTCTCTTCTCTTCTGAAAGACAGTAATCATATAATGCTTTAGCAGCCTTAAGTGCATCTTCAAATGTCTCACATAAATCAATCTTGTTTACAAAGAACATTTCATCAGAACTAAATGGAATGTCATAGTAAGTACCAATCTTGTAGTGTAAATTTACACGGTCAGCAAGAATCATCTCAGATATATTCTTCTTCTTAACTTGAAAGAAATCATTATTATGTAACTCAGTGTAACCCTTATAAAATGTTTTTGAGATACCATCATATCTTCTCTTCATCAACTTCTCAATACGAGCATCTTCTACAATGTTTACAAAACTTGGATGTACCTCATATTCTTTCCACCACTCTTCATCAGGTGTATATAATGCATGACCAACCTCATGACTTACAAGCATATCAATCACATTCTCAGATGCCTTATCCCAAAGTGGTAGAGTCAATACTCTTGTCTGTACATTAAATTGTGCAGTCTCTACTTTCTTATGCTCAACAACTAAGTCTTCTGTAGCAAGTAATTTAGCAAGTTGTGATTTGATTTCGTGTCTGATGGTCATGGGGTTTCTTATCTGATATACCTATCATAACAACGAAACCGCCCCTTGGGACGGTTAAGTAGACACTTTGTCAACTGTCTACTTCGTTTTCTTGCCTGTCTTAATGCTTGTGGTTTAAGATGACGTTTCTGTTCTTTTTTAGAATGATGTCGCCAATTTGGAACTCTCATTTTTAATCCCTTTGCCTCCAATCGTCTGATCGTTTATCATTTCTGAACCAATCTGCTATATCATCTGCACCACTGAAACCCTTTTTATGTTTCCTTGAATCCGAGTCTCCTATATCCAAGTACTTAAGAAAAGTTGAGTCATCATCCGTTTTTAATCTTCTTGCTTGACTTAACATTCCTCTTGCTGATGTGTTTGCCTTTGATAATTTCTCTGCCCATATCATATCTTCTAAGTTTACTTCTTGTCCTGCTGCAATTGCTTTACAGATTCCCTCTAGTCTTAAACGGTATTGAGTAGATAGCATAGATCATTTTATATGTCCAAAATATTTATTGTTGGTTTCCAACCAAGTTCTTTTAATTTTGTGATATCCGCACATGTAGTGTCTCTTTCACCCGGAGTTTCCTCTTTTATTGGTAAATGTGCCATACCCATCTTAGTTGCTAGGTCAATAACTGCTACAGGATTCGCAGTTCCTACATCCAATACTCCAGTATAATCATTTTCTGCAAGAAGTGCAATTGCTGATACAATATCATTAACATGTATCCAATCTCTCTTATGTCTTGTAAGATATGTTGCAGTCTTTTCCTCAAGCATACGATATAACATATCACCACGACT